TCCGGCGACCGACCTTATCGTACCCTACGAGACCTCCAATCTCGAAACGTGCCCTATCATCACCCATAGGATCGATATGAATGTTAACGATCTGCGTAAGCAACAGATCGCTGGGTTTTATCTGGACGTGCCTGTGATGCCAAGTCAACGCACGCCAGATGATGTCCGTGCCGAAATGAACAAGATACAGGGCGCAGAGCCTACGCAGGGTGATTACGATACGACCTTGCTAGAGTTTCACGTGGAACTTGATCTGGACGGCTTTGAACATCAGGACGAGGAAGGCGAAGCTACTGGTATCAAGCTGCCTTACATTGTGACCGTGTGCGAGGACACCAACGTGGTGTTGTCGATCCGTCGTAACTATCTGGAAGACGATGAAGACTTTAAGAAGATCGAATACTTTGTTCATTACAAGTTTTTACCTGGATTTGGTTTCTATGGCCTTGGTCTGATAGACACGATTGGTGGGCTGGCTACCACGGCTACCGCTTCGTTGCGGCAATTGATAGACGCCGGTACGTTGTCTAACTTGCCAGCAGGGTTCAAGGCCCGTGGTCTACGGATCAGGGACGATGCCGATCCGTTATCTCCTGGTGAGTTCAGAGACGTGGATGCTCCTGGTGGAGCGATCCGAGACAGCTTGATGCCGNTNCCGTTTAAGGGTCCTGATACGACCTTGTTCCAGTTACTGGGCTTTGTGGTGGATGCAGCCCAACGGTTTGCGACCATTACCGACATGAAGGTGGGTGATGGCAATCAGCAAGCGGCGGTTGGTACGACGGTAGCGTTATTGGAGCAGGGTGCTAGGGTGATGAGCGCGATCCACAAGCGTTTGCACTATGCCATGCGTAAGGAGTTTAAGATTCTGGGGAGGGTCATGCATGAGTTCTTGCCGCAGGAGTATCCTTACGATGTGGCCGGAGCCTCTCCGCAGATNATGGCGCAGGACTTTGATGACCGGATTGACGTAGTTCCGGTATCGAATCCCAACATTTTTTCACAGGCGCAGCGTATTGCGTTAGCACAAAGCCAGTTAGAGCTTGCTATGCAAGCGCCTGATTTACACAACCTGCCTGAAGCGTATCGCCGGATGTACGAAGCATTGGGCGTGCGGGATATAGATACCATTTTGAACGCTCCAGAGCTGGCAGCACCGCAACCGGTGGACCCTGCGCAAGAGAATGTGGATTCGTTAGAGAACACAGACCTTAAAGCTTTTGAAGGGCAGAACCACGATGCGCACATTGCGGCTCATTTGGTGTTCATGGCCTCCGGTGTAGTGCAAGCTACTCCGGCTGCGGTGATTGCTTTGCAAAAACACGTCATGGAACACGTCAAACTGTTAGCTAAAGAGACAGTGATGACCGGTTTTATGGCCCAGAGCCAAGGTCAAGAGCCTAACGAAGAGCAAATTATCCAGATTGAAGCGGATATAGCGCAGTTGATTGCCGAAAAGATAGCTGAAGTGCGGATGCAAAGCCAAAATATTATGAATCAGGGTCAAGGCGAAGGTCCTGATCCGTTGATTGCGCTTAAAGAGCAGGAATTGGGCATCAAAGAGCAGAAAACAGCGGCTGATATTGCCAATGATCAAGGAAAACTTGATTTAGAGCAGCAAAAGGCGCAAGAAAGAAGCCGTCAGTTTGATGATAGGCTTGAATCACAAGAAATGCAGACTGAACAACGCATCAATGCGTCGAATATGCGCGAAAATATGCGTTTACGTGAAAAACTAGGAGAAACTCCATGAGCAGAACAGTAAGAACCACGGGCTCTAAGCCTAAAAACCCCCCTAAAGCCAGCAAAAGAGAAGTAATCAAGAGTCAAGGTAGTGTTCCTTTTGGAGATTACAAAGAAATCCCGACTCCGAACACGGCAAAGGGCACTGTGACCACTGGAACGTGCCGTGGCATGGGTGCAATGCTTCGAGGCGGCAAATTTACAATCAATTAGGTGACCTATGCCCCTTAAAAAAGGCAAAAGTAAGAAAACAATAAGCTCGAATGTGAAAAAATTACGTGGCGAAGGCTATCCACAGCGTCAATCTGTAGCGATAGCCTTAAATACTGCGGGAAAAAGTAAAAAAAGGAACTCGCAAACGCTCGTAGATATACTATCATACGCAATAATATGTGATAAATGAGGTATATTATTGTGGATGCGATTAGTATTGTGCAATTCGTTCAAGGCGCAATTAGAGATAGACGGGCAGGTGTACACGCTTGCTTAGAAGGGAATGGCATTAGAGACATGGAGCAGTATCAACACTGCATGGGTGAATTGAACGCATTATCAGCTATCGAACAGGAACTCTCGGACCTGCTAGAAAAACAGGAGCAAATAGTATGAAGGCATCGGTAGGATCGGTTACTACCCCAGACGAAACTCCCCCCTCAAAAGTGGTGCAGAACAGTTATGTTTCTGCTGACGAGCGGGTGTTTGACCCCACCAAACTAGACTTATCAATGGTAGAACGTATGCCGCAGCCCTCGGGCTGGCGGATACTGGTTTTGCCTTATCGCGGCAAAGGACAAACAGACGGCGGCATTTTGTTGACTGATCAGACAGTTGTCGAAGATCAGTTGCAGACGGTTGTAGGTTATGTGGTCAAAACAGGCCCACTAGCTTACCAGGACAAAAAGAAGTTCCCGTCAGGTCCTTGGTGCGAAGAAAAACAGTGGGTTATTTTTCCTCGTTATGGCGGCTCTCGTTTTAAAATCGAAGGTGGCGAAGTGCGCATTATTAACGACGATGAGGTAATCGCTACGATTGCCGACCCAGACGATATTCTAAGTTTGTAAGGAGTAACCCATGGCAAAGAACGAACATAAGGCCGATGATGGCACTGTCGAACTGGATTTCGATAATTACGAAGAAACGGAGGTTGAGCTACCCAGCAAAACCGAAACTAAGAAGAAAGTCGAAGTTGTTGACGATAAGCCCGAGACAGTCGTTGAAGAAAAGGTAGAGGTTGAGGCTGAGGCTGCCGCATCTACCGAAGAAGATGAACAATCGGAAGTAAGCAAGGGGGCGCAGAAGCGCATTAACCAGCTTACTAAGAAAATGCGCGAGGCGGAGCGTCAGAGAGAAGAAGCGATTAGCTATGCTCAAGCGCAGAAAGCAGAAGCGGATAAGCTTAAAACCCGCGTTAACACGTTAGACCACGGTTATCTAAACGAATACGGCGGTCGGATTAAGGCGGAGCAAGTACAAGCGCAGGAAGACCTTAAAAAAGCGATGCTAGAAAACAACCCTGATGGGGTGGTTCAAGCGCAAACTAAAATATCGCAATTAGCGGTGTCTGCTAACGAATACGCCAAAGCTCAACAACAGCAAGAGATACGCACACAGCAAGCACAACGTGCGGCTCAACAGCCCCAACAACCCGTGCAGCGACCACAGCAACCTGCTCAACCCCAACAGGCTCCTGATCCTAAAGCGGAGGAATGGGCGTCACGCAATGAATGGTTTGGCAAAGATGAGGCTATGACGTTTGCTACCTTTGGGTTACATAAAAAAATGGTGGAAGAAGAAGGATTTGACCCACTGACCGATGAATACTATGATGAATTAGATACGAGGCTTGTAAGGACTTTTCCCACCAAGCTTGGTNCACAAGATAACGGAAGTGGCAGAAAACCCGTCCAGACTGTCGCTAGTGGTTCCCGCAGTAAGACCAGTGGACGCAAAAGCAGTAATAAGGTTCGCCTCACCCAGAGCCAAGTGGCTATCGCTAAACGATTGGGTGTGCCCGTAGAAGAATACGCGAAATACGTCAAACAATAGGAGACGCTGATGTCATCAACTAAAAAAGGGTTTGAGGGCACCACAAGATCTACCTCGCGCAGACGGTACTAGGGAAAAAACAGCCAAGCGGAAGCCTTGGGCTCCTTCCTCTAGTTTAGACGCACCACCTGCCCCTGACGGTTATAAACACCGTTGGATCAGAGCGGAAGCACGCGGATTTGCAGATACTAAGAATATATCTGCCAGATTACGTGAAGGTTACGAGTTAGTACGTGCTGATGAGCACCCTGACTTTGAAGCCCCCGTTGTGGACTCAGGTAAATACGAAGGTGTAATAGGAGTTGGTGGGTTATTGTTAGCAAAGATCCCAATCGAAACTGCTGAAGAGCGAAACAACTATTATCAAGGCCGTGCAACGGACTTGCAAGAAGCAGTCGATCAGGACCTAATGCGAGAAAACGCCCATAATTCAATGTCGATCAGCAAGCCTGAACGACAAACTCGTGTTAAATTTGGTGGTCAGGTTAAGAACTGACCCATTAGGAGAATAGTTCTATGGTAAATCAAGAAACAGCCTATGGTCTACGTCCTATTGGTATGGTGGGAAGCGGTGCAAATTCTACAGGCATCACTGAGTATGAAATAGCCAACAACAATACTGCTGTGATTTTTAACGGTGAAATTGTTGTCCCACTAGCTACGGGATTTATCGATCAAGCGGGTGATACCGCAGGGGGTACAACTCAAGCATTAGGCGTGCTTACTGGAGTTATGTACCATGATTCAACTCAAAAGAAGCCTGTATGGCTTAACTACTGGCCTGGTTCAGGTGGCGTAAGTGTGGACACGAACCATCCTGTCCGTGCCTATGTTGCTGATAACCCTAACCAGTTGTTCCAAGTTGCATCCGACGCAAGTTCAACGAATCGAGCTACGGCTCAAGGGTTTGTTTTTGCTAACACTGATCTAGGAACCTCGGCGCGTACAGGGTCTACAGATACAGGTAAGTCTGACTCTCAAATGAGTGTGGCAAATGTAGCAGCTACTGCGACCTTACCACTTCGTATTGTTGGGATAGTAGACGACGATGCAAATAGCGATTTTACCGCAGCGGGTATCCCGTTTGTTGTAAGGTTAAATGCTCACTTCAATGCCGGAACCCGTAGTTTTGATTCTCAAACTACTGCGGATTCTACCGGACTTAACTAAGGAGGCTGATTATGACTATTTCTCGCGCTCAATTAGCGAAGGAACTAGAACCCGGCCTGAATGCCTTATTTGGGTTGGAGTATGACAGGTACGAAAACGAAGCATCTGAGATTTTTGAATCAGAAGGCTCTGACAGAGCATTTGAAGAAGAAGTCATGCTTTCCGGTTTCGGAACTGCTCCCGTTAAAACTGAAGGTAGTGCAATAAACTTTGATGACGCGCAGGAGACTTATACTGCACGTTACACAATGGAAACTATTGCTCTAGCTTTTTCTATCACTGAAGAAGCTGTAGA